CCAGGAGATGGAAGAAAACGAATGATAGCAAAACCGTTACCAGACTTATCACGAGTNGGTTTCCAGTATTTGNTGTCGTCTGCGTTGGAATANTTTTTGGAAGCGATTTGCGTAAGTTGCGCGTTCAGCTTCTCTAAGGATTTCGAGCGATTCTTTTTGAGTGCGTCGAATGATGCCATTTGTATTCTCCTTGTATGTGCAATGTATATGCGTTATGTAAGATATGTNTATGCAAAGTATAACAATTGCTTGTTCTACCAAGCATATCTATTTATCTCAGAAAAACCTATCCTTGACGATTTTAGCAAACTTTTTTTGCTCTATTTGAAGAAAGGGATAGTACTTCTTCAATAGTCTCATTATATCTCTTGCTACGTATTTGTCAACAATATCTGTTTGCCAATAGTCAGAAACTTTAGACATATTAAAAAGAATTGTCGTGGTTTCAAGAGAAATTTGTTTTTGTAANTAAAGCTTCATCAAATGCGGATGCTGTCCTTTATTTACAACATAATTAGATTTGTAATCTTCATTTAGCTTATTGAGATCTTGGGAAAAATTGTAGGAAAGAGCTTCAATTCGCTTTTTCCAATTGAGATATACTTCTTGACCTTCTTCATCAACTATATCTCGTATCCAAGCCTTGGGATTGCTAACAATATTGGCAAGCAATCTTTCATGCGGATCGGATTGTTTAGACAACTTTTGAAAGAAAAACGCGTCAGGTCGGCTCCTAAACGTATCTACTGACGCGCGTATTTTTCCGTTGTACTTATGATAATCATACCCATCAGTTTCAAAATGCTTTTTTAAGGCCAAGTAATCTATATAGTGCTTATACCCGTCCTCAGTCACAGAGCTGAGTAACATCAATTTGTTCTTTCTTCATTAATCTAAGTAAAACTGCTTCCGTTCGTATCTTCTCTTTAATAACAGAAGACTTTTTTACAATTTCAGCTACAGTTTCTATTTCAATATCATTTTCTTTAGAATATTCGATAAGAGCATCTATATACGAGGCACCTTTTGCTAACTTTTCGGCAATTGCGTGATGTATTTTTTCAGGTGTTCTAGTCTTAATCATTTCAATTTTACCCATTCAGTGAAACAACTGAATTGAGCCAAGAATTCACTTCATTTTCAATTACTGTAAGTGAAGTTGTATTGAAACTTGTGGATTTAGTAACAGCACCATTGATGTAATATTCAACGATGTATTGCTTATCTTCTTTTTGGTATATTTGCGCTTTTAAAGACGTTCCGTTTGACTCTTTTATGAGAGTGTTTACTAGCATTATATTCTCCTTAATCTAAGTAGTTTTTAACCATGAAACCAATTCTTGGTATTTCTAAAAATCCATTCGCATTATCATAACTATGAATATAACTATAATCCATTTTCTGATATTTGTCAACAAGATTTTCTTCATCTTTCCAAATCGGAATAATTACATCATAATTTGGATCTGGACTTTCTCTTAAATGAACTTCAATTGGATTGTCATCAATAAATTCCACGTTTATTTTAGTTATATTTGAATCTGCTATTTCTTCAAATATCAAATTTAATTTGAATAGCTTATGTTCATAACGTATCCATTTATTAAAACGAGATAGATTTTTTGTATTTCTTTCAGCCATCCAACATGATATTTGTTTCCAATAGCCGACCCACTCAAAAGAAACCGAGTATTGTGAACCTTCAAACCACTCGCACCAAAAGTATCCAGGCGGAACCTTTGAAAGATCTCCGGCTTCGATGTATTCTTTCTTAGCTCCAACACCCATACCTGAAATGTTCATTATGGGTCTTATAATATACCAGTCGCTTCTTTTTGGAGCAATTCCAGATGGCCCGCATTCATAGTCCATTTCTTCAGCTAACCAAAGTTTATTGAACCATTTTCGTTGCTGTGGATAAATTAAATAAGCTTGTGAGTCATCCATTCAAACCTCTTCAAATAGTACCTTTTCTATGTATCTATCTTTATCTTCTTCTGATATGCCCATTGCTAATATTGATCTATGCAAATGAGGGTTGAGCTTTTGCTGACTACAGTAAAAATTTTGCTGAGGTTTGAAGTCACCGGCGTTGACCTCAAACTTTGCAGCATTTTCTAGGTAGTATTCTATTAAATGATAGGACACATCAGAAAGTTGTTGGATTTCTTCAGAAGAACGCAAGTTTCCAACCGCTATCATGTTTTTTGAAAATATAGCATTTGCCCAGTCTGGTAGCTCTCTTGGCTTATTCCATTCTAGGTCTTTCACAACATGTTCAAAATAATCATGAAATGGATGCTCATCACACACAGGAGAAAAATCAAAAAAAGAGCCTGTGATCTTATTTTGGCCTGCAACTATATCAAAACCAAGTATAGGAATATTTGAAGTCGTCTTTGGAAATATGTTTATGTGCATAAGCCATAAACGCTGAGTATCTCTATTATCAATCGTTTTCAAATGGCACTTACGAATTTGGTCAGATTTCCAATAAGTGTCTTTCCAACCAACAAAATCTATAGGTTCAGTTATAGGATATTGTGTAAGATGCGCATCAAATAATTGTTCTATCTTCTCTGATAGTTCAATTAGAGGTTTCCATACCAAGAGAAGTCTCCAGTTCTTCCATAAAAGTTTTGATCATATTAAAGCAGACTTTTGCTTCATCGGCAAGTCCATCGTGTAGTTTAGCTCTTACTTTTTCTTTTAGATCATTCACATCGGAATCAAACACGTAATGATTACCAGAACCAGGTACAAACCGTTTAATAATCTGTCCACCAGATAAGTCTCCCATGTGCCTCACGTATACATGAGCGAGTAATTTTTCTGGGTCGTTTGATATTTTATTTAAGTATTTTACGTATAAAACCGCAGTAGATAACGGAGTTGTATCTACAAAATCATACTTACTTTCAAGTTCGTTTAAGTCTTTTCCGATATGAATTGATCGCTGTATTTCATATATACCATCTAAAATACCAACTTCTACCGCCAATCGCTCTAAAGCAGAATACATTATAAATTGATTTGATAGATACACGTAATATTGATATGGCGTAATTTCTTTTTTCAAAAGTTTTTTCACAAATAGCGAACGTTCAGCATTTTTATGCTGTTCATGCGTCAATTCTTTTAGATTATTCATGGTTTACATATGTTTGCTGTTTTGAAGCTTTCAAAAGTTATACGTGTGAAGTCTTCAGTATTTTTTGTGATGATTTTGCAAAGTTCGGTTTGCTTATCTACGAAAGCATCCAAACCTTTTTTGATACGGTCATCTGTAACCGTTGCTGCGATAAACTGCTTTTTTGATGACTGAATAAAATCAATCATAAAATTTACGTTGAACATTGGTCGTCTCCTTGAATGAGAGGGGAATTTCCCCTCTCATATTTATTTCTTGTTAGATGTTTGAGACGTAGAAGAAGATACAAAGTTGTATAAAGTAGACGATCTTGCAATCACTTCTTCAGGAGTATACGATGCGGGTGCGTTTTGATCAATATAGCTAAGAACCTCAGCTTCATTATGTTTTATTGAACGCAGTGTTTCTACTTTTTCTCTAAACTTCAACTCTTTTGTTCGCTGCTCAGCTTCAAGCATATCTTGAGCCATCTTCAAAACATCGAGACGTATTTCATACGGATTCTTATTCGTCATCTTTCGTTACCGCCAATGTTCTTTCTTGATCTGTAAAGCCAGAAGATGCGTATGCAAGAGTCGTATCCATATTTGAAGCATAAGCTGCTTTCATACGGGAAGTCATAGCAGATGCAGAACGCATGGTGTTACCCATAGAAGCAGTGTCGTACTGCATGGTGTTGTTTACGTTAAAACCAAGAGAAGACCCTGCCGCGAACGCGTTGATGTTTGCACCAAGGAACATAAAGCCCCAGTTTTTACCTTCTGCCTTTTCTACCATCTGTTTGATATTGATGTTATCGAACGAGCGAGAAGAATTTTCATGACCATCAGTAAGAATAGTGATAATAACTGAGTCACGATCTGCCTTTTTACTTTTTGCAAGCTGAGCATTGATTTGCATCATGACACCACCGATTGCGTCATAGAGGTTTGTCATGCCTTGCGGGTTGTAAGTCTTCTCAGTGAGACCTTCAACAAATTCTACAGGTGCACGATCGAAAACTCGGTTTACGTTTCTACCGTCAAACTTAAAGAGAGAAACGAAAGTTGGAATACCAGTTTTCTTGGCGTCTTCTTTCTGAAGCGCAAGAAACTCATTGTATCCTGAGATTGTTGCTGCTCGGCAATCTTGCATAGAGCCAGAGTCGTCAAGTACAAAGATTACGTGGGAAGTTTTACTGCCAGCGCGCTTAGGCTTAAACGCGTCTGCAAGTGATGGCGAAGGCTGTTGAACTGCAAGTGTTACAGTAGCTACCGGAGTGACTGGTGTTACTTGTGCAGGAAAACCGGATGTAGGGAAGTTTACGTATCCACCTGCTTGGATGCCGAGACCGTTAGTGACTACTTGAGCTTGTGTATTGATTTTTGTCATAATAGACCTTTCTGTGTTGTGTGATGTGTAAATGTCACCAGTTCTGTTTCGAGGTCGGTGACCCACCCAAGTAGATTAGGCTGCGAGAGCCATAGCTACAGGAGCAAAGTTATCGTTTGCATTTCTTGTTTTCTTCGCGTTAACCCAGCTTAGATCGGGGTGACTCCATCCTGCCTAGTTCGCCTGTCGATCCTGTGTCAGGCCCAGCAAAGATACACTTTCCACCTCGCCTAATCCCGCAGTCCGAAACATGTTGTCCTGCTACTCAAAGTGTATCTATGGTGGACCTGCCGGGTACCGCCCCCGGGTCCAGAACGTGTTCAGTGAATATCAACATCACAATTTTATTTATAACTCTTCTTACCACTTAAATACTTGACTTGTTTACTATCATTAAAAATTTTAGGAAACAAATATCTTAAAAACTTTTCAACCGTGATCATAACGTCTCTGCTTTTCTTCTTCAGATTCTTCTCTTGGTTTTTCCGGCATATTTACTTCTCCAAAGATCTGCGTCTTCGGGTGTATTTATAAGCGTTAAAATATCAATCAAGGATCTTTACGACCCATCTAGGTTTCAACTGTCCAAAATATCTTGCGTACACGACTTTTCCAACACGTTCATATATCAGTTTCATGTCTTACTTCCTATTGTTCTTCTTACAATATCATCGTGATTAAATTCTGCCCAATAGAGTTCAAATGCAACTCCGTCTTCGAGCCCTTCAAATTGATGAATTTTTCCTGGCTTTACTTGAGTAAAATCTCCAGCGTTAAGCACTGTAGAGTCTACTAAGCCGTCTTGATCTGAGTCTTGCCAGACACGAACAAGCATTTTTCCAGATTCTACAAAAAACCCGTTCCATTTGAATTTATGTAAATGTTCAGAGCACTTATAACCCTTTTTGAATTCTATTCTATGAAATTCAAAAACACCATTTGCGTGAATAAGTTCAGTGTTGCCCCAAATTTTACCGGCTTTTGTACCCATAGCGCACCTCTCGAGTATAAAAAAGAGAGGCTAACCATTGGCCTCTCACGGGTCTATTAGGTGACCAACCCCATAATCAAATTAGAAGCTGAAACCGACTTCAAGTTTAAAGTTAGTAGCATCAGCACCAGTGTTAAAAGTTCTCACGAGGCTCGGAGTTACCGAAACTCTTTCATTCAAAGCGTAGTCAACACCAATTTCGAGTGCGCCACCAGCACGAGCCCAATCATTAGAAGCGTTCCAGGCGTAAGTTACATCGCCGAAAACGTCAGCTCGGTCATTAACGGCATAAGAAACGCCGAGAGTAGGTGCAACGAAAAAGTCACCAGCTCCAAGGTCTCCGGTTGCGGCCACGTAAGAAAGAGCAGCTGTACCATACGCGGTCCAACGGTCATTCAGCGCGGTTTGCGCGTTGTATTCTACAGTCAAATCCAGTGTATCGGTAAGACGGCCGTAAGTAAGCGAAGTATAGACATTCGTGTCAAAACGACCCAAAGTATATTCAGCAACGGTAGCTCCGGTTGTGAAGGTGCTTACATCTCCGTCAACGGTACCGATAGAAAATTCAAGAGCTCCAGAACGAGCAGTCGTAACAAACTCTGTTGCTTTAAAGTCTTCAGCGATTGCGGCGGTGGACATAAGTGCGGCTGCTACTGCAGTAATCATAAATGTTTTCATCATTTTCTCCTTGTGTTATCATGTACGAGTAATTACTCGTGTTGGGTATTTATCGTGTAGGTTTCACGTAAATTCTTGTACCTGGCGTGTAGTGTTCTTGTGTATCATAAATGTAATATCGACCATTCATTACATATTCAACTCTATAATGTGAAAAACGAGTTCTCACTTCATCAATAAAAACATCCTGGCATCGGGTTTCAACTCTGCGAGGACTAGTATCAGCCGCCAATAGACCGCCAATCACTGCGCCAGCCGCAGTACCGCGATCATTTCCGCCTATGGCTCGCCCTGCTAAACCGCCAATGACCATTCCAGCAAGTACGTCGCCAGAAGAAGTTCGGCGTTCGACATAAACGTCTTGGCATCTAGTCTCGTAATATCTTGCAGGCACTTCAGTGTATACAGGATCTACTCTTGTAACTACACCTTGATTGTAATCGTGAGAGTATCCATCTGCCATCGCGCAAGATGCGAGAACAGATAATAGTGCGACAGAAGCTAGAACTTTTTTCATTGGCGTGTTCCTCATTTATATGATCATTTATATCATACTTTGATGCAAATGTCAACTGCTTTTGGCGGACAAGTCCGCCAAAAGTTATTGTACTGAATTATGAGCGTAATGGTCGCCTGCAAAACTAGCCGCAAACGCGTCTGGCTTTAGTTTTGGTTCCACACCAGTCACACCGAGAACATAGCCAGCAGCTTGAGAAGCTACACAGTTAGAGCCGTGCATTGGATCGGAATTTACGTCGAGGTGAATCTCTACTTCGAATTCATCAATAAAAGGCGCTAGTTGAGTGTAAAGTTCGCAAGACTTCATGACTTCATTCATGAGTCTCATTGAAGGACGATTCTTTTTCAAATCGTAATCGGCTTCGATCGAGCGGTGCTTAAACACACGGCAACCATTTTTACCATTCATGTGAACGACGCAGACTGTCGCATATTTAGCAAACCAACGACCATCCTTTTTGAAACGAACTGAGTCCGTACCAATATAGATTTTTGTAGAAGAATCGAGGGAGTAGAGCAGATCTACTAGATCTTCGATTTGGTTTTGCGTAAACATGATTTTTCTCTCTGTTGTTGTGTTTGTGGTGGTTGATTTGCTACGCTGGTTCAACCACCAAAACCTCGATTGAGTATCAGCCGTTAGGCGGAGACTTCAATTCTATTTATCACCAATCAAGATGATTCTTAAACGGAAACTCGTGAAAGGCGACTGGACCTTGAATATCTTTGTAATACTCTCCAATCACGTATCTCCCATAAAATACTGCACCAGCATCCAAGTTTACTCGATTTGGTGATTTTACTGGAGCGTGCTTTCGTGGTGTATGACCGTGCGTCAGATAAAGACCTTGCTTGGAATTTTGAAATGTTTGCCAATCATCCATTCTAGTCCAAATACAGTCACGAGGTTTCTGATCCTCTTGGCTTAACATATCATCGTAGAATGCATGCGCAAAAACATTTTTACCTTCGATATGGCAGACTTTTAGATTGTACATCCATTCGATAATATCTCGGCTTACTCCCTGTCGAATGTGATCAGGCAATACAAAATCATCTTGTTTGAAACCAGCAATATCCTGTGCTGCTTTTACATCATAAAATTGTGTTCCGTGTAGGTAAGCATCAATAAACATATCTTCATGATTGCCAAGTAATGTCACAAATTCCCAACCTTCTGGTGGATTCATGACAATCTGCAATACGCCATAGTTGTCTGGACCACGGTCGATATAGTCACCAAGAAAGATGATCTTTCCACCTTCTGGGTTTTCCTTATACACAAATGCTAATGCGTTTTTGAGAGCATCGCTACATCCGTGAATGTCAGGAAAGCAGTAATATCGCTGTTCGTTCATATTATAACTCCTTACCGTATAGAACTAGTATAAACCATTCTGCGGTGAATGTCAACAGTTTTAGTACCTCTAGGAGGATTTGAACCCACAACCTACGCGTTCGAAGCGCACCTACTCTAATCCGTTGAGCTACAGAGGCATTAATATCTTTTAGCTAAACCAAGCGAAACCATTTCTTCGTTTAGATTTGTGCCTTCAAAATATATGGTAGCCAAATATCTACCATACTTTTCTTGAGAGTCTTTTTCTGTTTTGATTAGAATTTTTGTACCCGGTGGTATAATTGATCTTAACCAATCACGCGTCTTAAGTCCTTCTGGTCTTTCTTCACCTCTAATTTCAGGAGCGTTTATTCCAGTCAATCTTAAAGAAGTATTTTGTATCCATACATCAAAACCTAAGTCTATATCTGCTCTTATTGTATCACCGTCATAAACAGATCTTACTATAGCTGAATATACGAATTTTTTTTTCTATCGCATCTGTCATAATAGTGAAAAGTACTTTAAGTAAATAATTGCTATGTTAAGTACAAAATTCAAAACACCAAGAAAAATACTAACAAAAACAAGAAGGCTAATAAGCTTAACTCTTTCAGTCCATTTTTTATCGTCTTCGAAGCGTTGTCTCAAAGTTTTTTGATGAAAAGCTGGAAGGCGAATAATTTTCTTTGGTTGGTATGTTAAAACGTAGTTTTCAAACTTATATTCGGCTAAAACTTTTTCATCTGCTGAATTCAATTTTTCCACTATAAACGGATGATTTTCAGGTAGATGATGAGAAATTGAAAGATCAATAATCAAAGGAACATCGGTTTTTGTAACTATTACGGTGTGCGTATCAACTTGGCCTGGAAAAGCTTGATTATCAAATCCTACAAATTGAAAGTTTGGAATTCCGTTTTCTGTCCAACAGACAGAAACTTGGCATTCGATTATTTGATTTTCAATTCCTTGCTGCGACAACATCAAAGAAAATAGATCGCAGGCAGCTATACAATTACCTGCAAAGTTTTTCAGAATACCAGCACTTTCTAGTGATTTTATTTGATTTAGAATAGTGTGGTAATAGGGTAAATTTTTAAGAGTAGAATCGCTAGTCGCACTAATTTTTCTGTTGTTTAATTCTATCAATTTTTCCTCGCACCGATATTTGTAGTATAGGTAAAGCCTACCCGCTAAATAATTTATTTGCAATTTCTGTTGGCCCAAAAAAAGACCAATAATCACAATTTTTTAGATTTCCGTAATATTTATAGCACCAAATACCACATCGCACGCCATCAACAGTAAATCCCCATGAAGCTTTTACTTTATCCGGGTCATCCAAATGCGTAACATTTGGCTCAAAACCAAGAACTTCAACGATGCGATCATAAGATGCTGCGATACTGGTATTAAAGCTGTCACCAGTTTTCAGAATGGGTTCAATTTTCATATTAACCTGCCACAATTACAATGGGTTGACCTACTTCAAGATCAGCATTTTCAGCCTTATCTTCATATACTTGTTCTACCCAAGCGCCAGAAAGCGGATACAGTGTCCAATCATCTTTGTAATAGACTGGAAGGTCACCTTTTTCGCTTTTCAGTTTTTCAAGTTTTTGAATGAGTTGTGAAATTAGCATAATGTATCCTCAGCAAAGAGTTGAAATCGAGTCGAACAGACCCTTGATAAATTTACCAGTGCGCTTGGCTTCGTTGTACAGAGCTGCCTTCATTTTGAACTTGGGCAGTTGCGAAAAGGGAAGCTCGACATCTACATGGCGTCCATTCAAAAGGCCATGACAGTATGACACATCCCACGCAGGAAACCCAGGATCGGACAGAAGACGAAGGCGGGTGATAATTAGACCTGGTTCGGTCCAATCAACAGTTTCAACTTTATCATTCTGAGNGTGGCGNTCGNTATGATACGCGATGCCATTTACAAGGCCGTTGAACTCACCAACAGAAGGACGATCGGTAGTAGCAAAAGCAGTCATGGTATTTCCTCATCAGCTTATATTTAGATAGTATACTGATTCTTGGAAAATGTCAACTATTACCTTTGATTTTATTCATAATTTTTTCTTCAGCGTCTTTCAACCACTGCGGCTGTTGAACCTTCCAACCAAGAAGCATGCCTAGTTTCAGTCCAATAAGCAATTTAATCATTTTGGTCTCCTACCAATATTCATGCATAGTATTCAATATTCTAACGCANTCTTCTTTATAGGCGTAGTCGCCTTGTACTCTTAAAAGCCAAACTATAGCATCTGACGCCGTACTCATGTGTTACTTTCTATCTTGGTGTTCCTGGAGGGAGTCGAACCCTCTGCTTCCGCCTTAGGAGGGCGAAGCTTGCCGCATACAAGAACAATGGAGGAAGGTGATGGTATCGAACCATTGACGGGTTTTAGCCGTCACGCCCGCTTTCGAGGCGAGTTAGAGCACCTGCTCACGCACCTTCCATTTTATTCTGCATAAGCAGTCATCATCCACTGAATTTTTTCATGATATTGAATCTGCGTTTCAAGCGTTGCCACAAGTCCACGTTCTCCCATTTTATCTGCTAAATTTGCGAGTGATCTAAGCTCATTGAGAAAAAGAAGATTGTCAGAAGCAAGTCTAACAAACATGAACTTAGGACTCGGAATAGCAACTTCATCAGAAATCATAGTAAGTTCGATAAACCGCTTTAAAGAACCTGGGCTATACTCACCGAGTATTCTAATGTGTTCAGCGTAAAGATCCGTAGATGCGTGAACAGCAGTATAATAATCAGAAAAGAAATTATGATATTCGCCAAAATTTGGCCCAGTAACATTCCAGTGGTAGTTATGCGCTTTCAAATAGAGAGAAAATGCTGTCGCAAGAACTATCTTAAGTCGTTCAACTAATACTTCTTTATCCATGTTTGATCTCCTTGTCAATCATGTCTATTTATATTCAGACAAAAATTCGTCAACCCATTGCGGAACTGTTTGACCCGCTGGCCCTATGATTCTTTTTTCAAAATCGTTTGCATTTTCTGAACGAGTCAAGTTAAATTCGATAGTCGTAGCTTTTTTCTTTGCTGTTCTTACAAACTGCGCTGCAGGATAAACGTTTCCTGAAGTACCAATAGCTAAAAAGAAATCACATTTATAAAGAAGACTGGTAATGTGTTCCATATGCATTGGTATTTCGCCAAACCACACAATATCTGGCCTAACTGTAAGTTCACCGCATTCAGGGCAATGATCTTCTACTTTCATCACAGAATTTGCTGGAAAAACATGCGAACAGCTTTCGCATCTTGCGTTTGCCAAAGAACCATGCATATGGCAAACTTGATTTGATTCAGCTTTTTCGTGAAGATCATCTACATTTTGAGTAACCAAAAACACGTCATGTTTACTATTTTGAAGTTTAGCTATTGCAGTATGAGCGGCATTCGGCTGAGCCTTTGAAACGTCATTTCTTCTATCATTGTAAAAGTCGAGTACATATTGCGGATTTCTGCGGTATCCTTTTATTGTGGCAACTGCATCAACAGAATGACCACTCCAAAGTCCATCTTCAGCTCTAAACGTGGCCAATCCACTTTCTGCAGAAATACCAGCTCCGGTTAGTATTACAATTCTCATTATATCCTCTTAAATTGGTTTCCCTGGAAGGAATCGAGCCTTCTCCTCCGTCGAGTCAGGACGGCGCACTACCATTATACTACAGGGAAAAATAGACGGGTTACTGTCGATCTAAATGGGTATTAGCATTGGTAGGGCGCCCGGTTTTCAGGCTGCATGCCATAGCAGTACAGCACTCCTACATCTCTTCGCTTTCGCTACTTTACCATTACTGGTGTGTGAGTCGACTTTCTCACCTCAATGCCGCAGGGTTTCAGATTTCCCGTCTGCTACTACAAACCCTTTTTCGCTTCTATGTGTACGTAATACATGCCTTCTGGTTTTCTTAGCGCTTCTTGTAATTCAAAAAACATCTTGTGAGTCATACATACAATTTCGTACTTTTCTCGGTCGTCATCCCATTGCCGTATGAATACTTCTTCATCTGTTATTATGAGATGAATATCCTCGTACTCAGCAGTTTCGTCCATTACTGTTGTAAGAGTTTCATCGAAATTTTGTTCGTTAGTAAACATTAAACGCTCCAAAGTTTTGGCGGGGGAGCACGATTCCCATGGTAGTACCACGATCTGCTTAGCAGGCAGTCCCAGCAATCTTGCTGGCTTTCACCCCCGTAGGTGGACTTCAGATATATTTATTTCGCATAATACGGATCTTCTGCTTGCATATACCAATCGGGTACACTTTTAGTTTTTGCGTAATCTTCTTCGTTTGGACGATTGAATTCTTGCTGAAATTTCAAGGCTTCATCGTAAGAGTCAAAGACTTTCACTTCGTCAATCTTACGTCCCCAGCCGCGTTCTGATTCTATGATGTCAACTTTCCACATAAGGTTCTCCTTTTCTATAGTTCTATTATAGATCTATATTTGCGAAATGTCAATCAAAATTAGTTTGAGGCAGGTGCGGTATCTCCACAAAGTGTGGTGCCCATACTCCTTTTACAGCGAGTGTGCACGGTTGCTGCTCTGAACCTATGCCTACGGGATCCATTCCGGCGTGTTCAGACTTTCCTTACCTCAAATTTGGAGCTCTCGGTGAGAATCGAACTCACGATTGAGGGATACGAAGCCTCTGTTATACCACTTAACTAAGAGAGCAAGAATATTTTTCAACTATGGCTTGAGCTTTTTTGCGCCACTTTTTCAATTCAATCGCTTGTTCTTTGATTTTCGGATTATTTTCAAGAAACGCAAGAAGAGCTTCTTTACGAGAAGCTCCGCGGCCATAGTTACCGCCATAAACATAATGCGCGATGCACCACCCATCGTCGAGTTCATAAGCATGAAAATGGCCGAGGCGATCTCCGTTAATACAGATATT